TGCTGCCCTCCACCTTGAGGGGGAGGAGGTGAGGGAGGACCACCTGCTTGAGGCGATCCCCCTTGACTTTGGTCGGGTTGAGGCGTAGGCATAGTTCCCACGTTAGTTCTCCTTTGTGGTTCAAACTACGCTTTTATGGCCAACTTTTTACTTGCGCGCTTCCGGCCCCTCTTCTTGCCCACTTTCTTAACGTGTGCCTTCTTGCCTGCTACATGATGTCTCTTTGCCATGATAAATCTCCTTTTGGTTGAATTTGTTTGAAGCAAACAAAATGGCGGCTAGGCCATTTCGCCTAGTCGCCAGTTCTTCCCAAAGGAGGGGGCCGCGCACTAATGTCTTGACGCCTTACTATCGCGTCTTAAAAAGTTATAGAGCAAATCTAGCCTGTTTGTCAAGCGAAAAGTGAATTTATTTTGTATTTCCTCGTTTTATTCGCTTTTTGTGCCTTAGAAGTGTTAAGATGGGGTTGTAGGAGCTTACGACTCCCGTACATCTCACGCTTAGGAGAGCGCCAAATGCCAACCCCATCTGCACCAGTATACCTCAATAATGAACCTTTCACCGAAGAACCAAAGGCAAAGATTTGCACCTATAAGGAATGTACTCTCGCGGGAATTCCTCGGCCTTTAGACAATTTCCATCACAAAAAGCGTGGTCTTTATGGGAGGAGTCAGTGGTGTAAGACTTGTGTGAGTGCATATAGAAAGTTGCATCCTGACCCTGCATATATCCCCGATGAAAATACTCCTACAAGCAAAGTATGCACTCGTAAGACTTGTCCTTTTAACGGAGAGCCGCAACCACTAGATAATTTCTACAGTGCAAAATCTGGGAAATATGGACGATCCTCTTGGTGCAAAACTTGCGCACTTCTTCATCTTAAACGCCCTCCAAGACAGCCTCGCGTACTTCGTCCTGCTCCAGAGGGATTTAAGATTTGCTGCACTAAGATGTGCCCACATAAAGGAGAGGCTCAACCTGTTGATAATTTCTGTAAAAGTCACAGGCAATCTGACGGGCATCACCATACATGCAAGGATTGCGTGAAAGAAGCTACGCTAAATAGGAAACAACGCAATCTCGTAAAGTTTAGTGATCGTTCAATCTTGTTCGCAGAAGGAAAGACAAAGATATGCTCCCGATCCAATTGTATTCATGGAGGCAAAGAACAGCCTGTAACAGATTATTATCAGCACATTCCGTCTTACGATGGATTATCTCCAGAGTGTAAGGATTGCGCCAATGAACAGAATAGTAGGTGGTGCAGAGAGAATCCTGAGAAGGTAAAGCAGGGCAGGAAGAAATATAAAGAGAATAACGCGGATAAGATGAAGGATTACCAGCATAATTATCACTTGCAGGTAAAAAGGAAGTTCCGAATAGAACATTGGCCTGAAACCAAGATTTCCCAGATACGAAAAAGGTCAGAAAGGAAAGGGATTCCGTTTAATTTAGAGGTTATAGACCTTCTTCCTTTACCGGACTATTGTTCCGTTTTCGGGGTACGCTTAGACTACTTTGGCGGCAGCGATAGAAGACTTTGGGCAAGCGTAGATCGGGTTAAGCCTTATTTGGGATATGTGAAGGGGAACGTGCGCGTGATCTCCCTTGCGGCTAATATGGCTAAAATGGACAGCGAACTGGATGTTACAGTTCTGCGTCCCGAACTTTCAGTATCTCTCTGATTTCTCCCGTCTTAGACTCCGGTATCCTAGTGTTTTGCTCAATGTTAATGCCCTGAATATGCCCCTCATTATACAAAACCACAAGTTTGCCGTTCGTTTTGGTCGCTCTCAATAGTTCGTCTACATCCGCTACCTGTGCGGGTAATTCGATTGTTGCTTCTGTCCTGAGCATGTCTTTCTGCACTCTTACCTTAATCGACATTTCCCTCTCCTCTTCTGGTTTTTTGTGATTACGAAGTTTTTACCGTTGTCCGTGGGTCTCCACCAGCCCCACCCTTTTGAGAAATTTTCGGCTGTTTGGAATTTGAAGGGGTCCTTCCTCCTGCATGTAAACCACCACCATGGCCTCCACCCCCACCCTTGCCTCCACCTTTTCCTCCACCACCCTGCTCTGGAGGCTGGAGTCCAAGTTTCTTCATCTCCTCCGCCGCCATAGCCGCAGCGAGAATTTTCATCTTGGTTAATTCCATTTGTTCCTTGAAATACTTCTCCATCTCCTGCTTTGCGTTAGCAATATCAAGTTTTCCAAACACGGTTTCCCAGCTTATTGGACAGTCAGGAGTTCTTTTCAGTTGCAGATATTTCAATTGTTCCTGCGCTTGCGTGATCTTCAAAAGAGTGCTAGGAACTGAAATAAGCCTTAGTTTCTTAACAAAGAATTTCGCTCTGGTTAGGCGGTCATACATGGAAGGAGTTGTAGGGAATCCTCCTCCAATCATTTCGTCTGGAAGATGGCTTGGAACCATATCGTCGGGGTTGTAGTCGAACATTTCCTTGGCAATATGGTCAGGACCAACGTATTCGATCAGCCTACTGGCGTCCATCCATTGAGGTATAAGGTTTTTCATTCTCTCGCCAACACGCTTATTAGCTTTTTCAATCCTCATCGCTATACCTTTGGCAATAGGACCAATGGTTTCTAATTGCTTGTCTGCTGCGTCACTGTTGAGGTTTATTTTCAGGTTAGCAAGATTTCCAACATCATTCAATCCAAGTTGAGCAAGCTCTTTTTCTCCTAGATATTTTAGCAGTGTCCAGTTCTCGTTCGTTACGTTCACAGAATCTGGCAGCAGCGATTGGAACGCCTTTGTTGGCTCTCCACCTGCCAGTCCTAGCCTTACATCAGGCTCAAATATATCGAAATGCTCAATCTTTGCTCCTCCGTTATCGTCTAAGTTGTATCCCATCGGAGGATTCATTTTGGCCGTTTGGACCTGATCTACTAGCCTCTCATGCTTCCTGATCGTTGTCTCGATTGACGCTACATCCCCTACTAATGACCGTCCTAACGCCTCCCAAGCCCAATCGTCTACGGTGTATTGAATGACTGGGATTTTAGAGTCCCAATCGAAGGAAGTACCGTCATACATTGGCCTGTCCAGCCCTGAAGACGTAATGATGAGCCGTAGGTTAGGGTAGATTCGACAATCCTCCACCATTGCAGGGCGATTGTAAGGTTGACCATTCCTCATCCCTCCAAATATAGGCTGTCCCAAACACGGAACCTTATAGAACCATGACGTTCCCGGATCGCCCATCAGCATTTCTTTTCCTGTCGTGTTGATCCGTATGTCCCTTATAAATGTGTATCTTATCTCCGTATAGAGATTTCCAAAACTCCTACTCTGTACGTCTCCGACCATTCCATATCGCCATACAGCAGCAAAGTCCTGCCGCTGTGCCTGAATCAGAGTTTTGTAATTGTTCCATCCGACCGTCTGAAGTTGTCCGTAAAACAAAGGAAACTTTGCACTCGCTTCCGCTATTGGCATGTAATCGTAAACTGTTACCGCATAGGCATCCTGTACGTCATTGCTCCGCGCAGGAATCTGGACAGGAACTACATCTAATAGTCCTAGCGCGTCAAAAGTCATCTCCCGTGGGCCGAACCCGTACTCTGTCGGCCTCACTTTCGGCCATAAATATCCAATGCCCATTACCGAGGCATATTGTAAAACTTTGAGAATTTGGTAGGGAAAATCAGATTCTAAATAAACACATTTGCTAACTTTTGTCAGCATTTCAGCCATTGCTTTATAGGCAGGAACGTCTGAGCTAAACCCCGCAATTTCACGGACTTCCGCAAGTGTCTCGCAAAACTTTCTAATGCTATATTTTAGGCCGTTCGTGACCAAAATACTTTTGGTTTTGTCCTTGAAAATTGCATCAAAGACAGCTAGATTTTTAGTTAGATTTTTGTGGCACTTCTGACCGGAAAGGTAGCCTTCGCCTTCTTTGATCTGCTCCTCAATCCAAGCGATTTTTACGCTTGCGGGAGCTTCCCAATCCGGAACTCTCCACTGCACTGTCTCTAATTCAGCCGCCACATAAGCTCGCAATCCTCCCGGTTCGCTGCCTGTCTCCGGTTCCCATACCGGAGAAGTTTACTAAACGCATGATAAACCAATTCTTGTCAACCGTCTACAAGTTTCTTAATGCCTGTCTTCGTATGCCTCCGCGTGAAGGTAACTTTCCCTTTCATACGCCGTTGGGTCTTTCCTGTTCGCATTATTTTCCAGCGCCCTGCGCATAAACTCCCGATTTGTAGCGTTCCTTGCGTTTGCCATTTTCGTGTGCATCTCAGAGCGAATCTCGCGCTGGAACTCGGCCTCAATAGAGCCTCTCCGTTCCTGCTCCGCTCTATGCACTACCTGTTCCTGAGAACGCTGAAGAGATGAATACCTCTCCGCCTCTTGAACATTATTGCAAACAATTTTCTCGTATCCTTTTGGCGCAGGGATATTTTCAGGCATCCCCGCCATCAGCTTTCCTGTACGATCACGGTAGAACGTAACCTTTTTGCTCAACTGCGCTGTCTTGCTCCATCCTTTCGGCCTCAAGTCGTAGGCCATATCAGATGCTCTATCCGTCAAGTTGTACCAGTGAAAGCGCAGAAAATTAAGGATTCCCGGCCCGTAAGCAGGAGAATATTGGGATGTCATCCAATCTGTTCCCATCCAGTGAGAAACCCCACCAATCACATCCTTAGCCGTTAGGAAATAGGTTCCGTTGTATGTAAACCACTTTCCTTCAGAGAACCAGCACAGTTCAATACGGTCCTCTCGCCATACGATAACGCGCTGATCCTCATTCTCAGGTAAACACTTCTTGACGCTCACCCACTGTTGTTCTTTCTTAACGGCAATAGCCTGTTCCTTGGCTTGACGCTTGAGTGCAGCAAGTTCCTTTTTAAGCATTGAAATTCGGTCTGTAGTTATTGTCGGTGTGCTCACTTCCCATCCTCCAACTGAAGTTTCTGTCCTACGCTGCTTGAAATCTCTCTCAGTTCCGATCCGGGAACCTTAATCATTCCGTACCCGTCTCCCTCTCTCTTGAATCCGAGAAGTCCCGCGTTCGGAACTCCTAAGCGCAGATTCTTTTCCTTTTCCCGCTCGTAAATCTCTTCCGTTAGGATTTCTCCTGTCACATCGTCCTTGGATATATCCCCGCGCTCCAAGGCCAGTTTCGCCACAGGAGTGGTCATCAAGTGCATGAAGTTCTCAGAGAATTCCATCTTACTAATGACTTTTAATGTCTCCTGATGCCTCTCTGGATAGGCCATGTCAGCAGGGTTTTTCTTCTTTCCTTGCCTTACGAGTTGCTCTCTGTGCTCGTAATAGTCTCTCTCTTTAATCCTACGCTCACGAAGTTCTTTATAGCGAGGTTGGATTTTCGTGAACTGAAGATTGTCGAACTTAGCCCTCTCGCCTAGCTTCTCTACGTCCCTGTTGCCCCAGTAGAACACTGGTCCCCATGCTTTGTATTTGATTACAAGCTCGAACTCATCCGTACCCCTGCATTGCACAGAGCCTAAATCCCACACAACCGTGAACCACGGAGTCCAGAGGCATAGGCAACGCTCATGCTCGTTTTCTCGCTTGGTGAACTTCAGGAATTTCATTTGCTTGCCTTCCTACGGTGCAGTGACTCAAGGTCTCCGTAGGTGAAAGATTTCCTTCGTGGATTGTCCCAAAGGAGGCTCGGTAGAGGTTCTTTGCCTTCAGCTACTCGCTCAAGGTTTTTCCATACCCAATCACTGTATTCAACCATCCTCTTGTCTAATAGATCGGCAAGAGGAGTATCCTTGGTTTGTTCCTGCACAGGATTCTTTATTCCGTCATGAATGGCTCCCCCTACGTATTCCATAATGCGATCACCTTCCTCGCGGCTAAGGGTAATAGCACCCATAGCTTTCACGACGCGCATATATGCCGACTCTTTCGGTCTCCAGCGCCCAGATTTCTTGATCTTCACCACATATTTTTCGCTCATCGCTTCCCTCCCTTCATCAACACATTTAGCCCCGCCTTTGTCCCTTCATGGGCCTGGTTAAACGGTTGCAAGAGGTCACGATCTGGCGCGAAGCCGTCGTTGTCTATCCTTGGCTTGTTAGTTAAGTCTACGATTTTGCCGCCGTCATCAATGTACCTTCCAACACGGATTTCGTCGCTGAGAACAGGCTTAGGCTTGGCTGCTGGAGCTTCCTGCTTCGCCTCTTCTGGTTTGTTCCACTTGTCGTTCCACCATCTGATTATTCCCATTGTTCCCTCCCGTCACTTCATGTTACCATTCTCCTACATTAAACGAGTTTCCCATACAACGCCCTTTATTGGGGTCGGTTTTCTTGCGCTGTGGCACATTATAACGCTTTTGGGAACGCGCAGACAAATCGTCGTAAGTATGGCAGTTCAAGTAACTCTGAGCAGCGGCACGGATACGATCATCGTGCTTGTTCTGCTGGTGAATCATTTTGTCTCTTCCGCCTTCTACTGTTCGACGCTCAAGAGTCTTTAATTCCTCAATCAGCCATTTGGATATAGGAACATACCATCCTCCGTTTACAGCCTCTACAAAGCGGTCCATCAGAATAGGAACAGTTACTCTTGTTGAGTACCATCCTTCCCGATGCTTATTCTCTTCTTTGACCTTCTTGCCGTCAAGCCTTCCGGGAATGGCGTGGTAATTGAACCCCATGATCTTTAACTGATTCTGGCACGTATCTCCCGGTCCTTCAACCTGCTCAATTGAAAACTTTACACCCCTGTAATGACCTGAAATCTGCCCGTACCACGTTGCCATAGCCGCAAGGAACGGCACAGATTGCGCGGGCGAGAATCTATTAGAAGTAAGCTCTGCCGATTGAGTGTCACATCCTGCTCCCATGTTTACTCTTGTCATGGACGCACAGAATCTATCCTCATCCTCATTTCCTAATCCATGTGCTGTATCAACTCCACAGCTATAGATTGCACCCTTAACTGGAGGTTCATAAACTAACAGTATGTCGAATGTAAAGCTCTCTGTGTCCTCGTCAATCGGAAGCAACGGTACTAACTCCCAGTCATACCGCTCATCACGATTCGACTTATGCGTTAGGTGAATTATTTCCTTACTAAAATCGATCTGATCTTCTCTTGGCTCAAACTCCTCCAATATGGAGTGTCCTGTTATCGCATAGGCTTGGACTGGTTCCTTACGCGCCTTAGTTCCGTCAGTCCTAACCTCGTAAATATCATCCTCTAACTCCATAATCGTCTCTTGGTCAAAGACGCTATCATGGACGCCGGTAAGAGCCTCAAAGTCATCTGCCGGAAGACGTGCTGCGTGCTGCTGGAGAGAGTGTCTCTCCTTTGCTCCTTCATATTCCAGTTGCCACCAATACTGCTGCTCGATAGGTACTCTGTAATCCGAACCTACTACCTTGGCAAGATAGGGAGTATTCCGAATGTATGACTCACATCGCGCTATGTGAGCGCGTGTCGCTTCTAATCTTCTTTCATAGAATCCCGGTGGAACAGGATGTGCCCTAATCCAATCGGCCTGTGGGTACATATCGGTTGCAAGCGGCCATGAGATAAATAGCGGAGTCATCCTCGCAGTTCCTAACGACAACTTGCTTTTTTCTGATCTCCAAAAATCAGGGAACCATCCTACGTTTCCCGATCCTGTTCCTTCAAACACCATAAATAGGTTTTTGTTTGAGTGGGTAGCAGGTAGCAATCCTTCCTCAATTACGTTGTGAGGGTTAGGGATAATTCCAATTTCACTTATATGTATGTTATTAGGTGTCTGTCCTTGCGCGATACCCTTCGGCTGCATACCAGACTCAATCATCAGACGCGAACCGTTTGCAAAACTTCTCTTTGGCGTCCTAACTGGCACTAACCACCACGGACACATATCGTATGCTGTATTTAGTTTGATCTCAATCTCGTCTGATTTCGACTTTTGTACTGATGCCATGACTGAGAGCGTGTTGGGGACGAATAGCATCTTGTGAATAAAGTACAATGCTACGAGCGTCGTACATCCCACCTGTCTGGCTTTAAGGCAGATAATTTGTATGCCCGCTTGCTTCTCTTCTAAATCAGCCACAACAGAATCAAACACATCCTGAGACTGTCGATTCTTAAACTTGCAGTTTTGACCACCCTCATC